CCTTTGACTCGTCACTGGACGAGGAAGGTATCGAGAACCTGATGAAGATTATTGCGACAGTCGCAGAGGACACCAATGTCTTTGTCATCTCTCACAAGTCTGAGTTGGAAGATGCAGCATTCCAACGCAAGATAGAATTTGTCAAAGAAAAAAACTTCTCGAAGTTAAAAGCTGCTTGACAATATTAGTCAACTATGTTATGATAAGCACAATGAAAACTGAAAGGTATGATTATGGAACTTACTGATACTACATTAAACATTTTGAAAAACTATGCAACCATTAATCCGAACATCGTGATTAATGAGGGTAACACACTGAAGACTATTTCGGTTGCCCGTAACGTGTTGTCTTCTGCCGAGACAACCGAATCCTTCCCACAGACATTTGGCATCTATGACTTGAATGAGTTTCTGAATGTCCTGTCTCTGGTCGATAGTCCGAACCTAAAGTTTGAGACCGACTATGTTGTTGTCGGTGATACTACGGGTCGTTCATCTGTGAAGTATTTCTTCTCTGACCCTGAGATGTTGACATCGCCAGGCCGCAATATCGACATGCCAGAAGCGGAAGTTAAATTCACCCTAGATACTGACACATTGGGTAAAGTAAAACGTGCCGCCGCTGCACTGGGTCATGAGAATATCTCAATCACCCCTGCGACTGGTGCGGTCTGTCTGACTGTCACTGACACCGAAGACAGAACTTCCAATACCTTCTCTATTGAAGTAGAGGGGACATATCCAGAAGGGGTTGACTTCAACTTCGTTCTGAATGTCGGTAATGTAAAAGTTATCAACGAAGATTATGATGTTGAGGTTTCATCTAAACTAATCTCTAAATTCACGAGTAAACAGTCACCGACTGAATACTTTATTGCACTTGAAAAATCATCAACTTATGGAGCATAATGATGGCAAAAGCTAAAACACAAGAAGACCATACCGCAATCTACGAACTTGGTAACCGTGTCGCTCGTTCTACTGTCGCCGTGATTGATACCGTTGTTCAGCGCGGCGGTTTCAAAGGTGAAGAACTTTCGACCATTGGCCAGTTGCGTGACCAAGCGGTGCAAATCGTTCAAATCTGTGAGGAGTATCAATCCGCACAGGAAGTGGACGAAGACGAAGAATAAGTCTGAGCGTTCTCCTTTCCGCCGACTTATGGGGTGGAGTGAGCGTCTCCTTTCCGCTCACTCCACTTTTTTCTTGACATGCACACTATGATATGTTATTATAGTTTTTTATTATGGAGAAAGTATGAGTAATGAATTCCTCTGGGTCGAGAAGTATCGCCCGAAAACTATTCAAGAAACAATCCTACCAGATGACCTGAAAGAAACCTTTCAGAAGATTGTTGACTCTGGTGAGATACCCAACATGTTATTCACGGGGACTGCGGGTCTGGGTAAGACCACGGTTGCTCGTGCAATCTGTAACGAACTGGGTCTGGACTACATTGTAATCAATGGGTCAGAAGAAGGTAACATCGACACCCTGCGTGGTAAGATTAAACAGTTCGCATCGTCTGTCTCTCTGTCGGGTGGATACAAAGTTGTTATCCTTGACGAGGCAGACTACCTCAATCCTCAATCTACACAACCAGCCCTGCGTGGGTTCATCGAAGAGTTCTCACAGAACTGTCGGTTCATTCTGACATGTAACTTCAAGAACCGTGTCATCGAACCTCTGCACTCACGGTGCGGTGTGTATGAGTTCAATGTGAAGACCAACAAAGACCGTGCGACATTGGGACAACAGTTCTTCTCCCGTTGTCGTGACATCCTTCGTAACGAGGGTATTGAGTATAATGGTAAGACCGTTGCCAATCTGGTGATGAAACACTTCCCCGACTTTCGTAGAGGTCTGAACGAACTGCAACGGGGTAGTATCGGTGGTAGTATCACTACTGATATCATCGTTGAGGACAACAGTAAATATTCAGACCTATATAAACATTTGAAGGACAAAGACTTCAAGAAGATGCGTCAGTGGGTCGTGAACAATATCGACCTCGAACCCGCATCAATCTTCCGTGGTGTATATGACAGCGTGGAAGGTAATGTGAAACCAGAGAGTGTGCCTCAACTCATTCTCATTCTTGCTGATTATCAATACAAGAATGCGTTTGTTGCAGACCACGAACTTAATCTGGTAGCCTGCCTCACTGAGTGTATGGCAAATGTGGAGTATGTATAATGATTAGAGTAAAACACACAGAGACTAATATTGAATATGTTGTGAAGGAATATGTGGTTGACCAAGAACGTCTAGATGAGTTCGGGGTTACTGAAGAACAACTTCTTCAGTTTATCGAAGACAATAATTCTGTTGATGATGATATCCACGATATTATTCGTGAGATGATTTTCGATATGGACTATAACATCTATGATGAGGAAACTCATTTTGATGGTGAAGAGTGGGGAGTGTTTGAAGATGAATAGAGAAGCCTTGACATTCTGGGTAATCTTTTTTGGTATCGCGGTTATTTCGTTATGGAATGGTTAATGTATTTTACGGTGCTTGGAATTATCGCACTGCATGTCAGATATGGTATAGATGATTGAGAGATATTATTTCTTCACATCGCAACACGAACCGCGAGGAAAATATAATGAGATACATCCTTGTCGTATTGTGAGAACAAGATGGCATGAAAGAGGCTGGTATCTCAACTCCTTCTATCGTGTCTCTCGTTTCAAGGGCATCAAGATAGGCCGCATCTCAATGGGTATGGTCGGTGGATACCGAAAATACCGAATACCTTATATCGCATATCACTGGGACGGGGGGTTCACTCTGCCCGTCTCAATACTAAAAATCTTTGACCGTAGAATCAAGATTGACAAAATCACTTGCACCTACGGAGACAGAACACTCAAGTCATCTTTGAAGATGGTTTGGAATAAGTGGGTTAAATAATGGAATACAAGACTTGGGAAAAGATACTCGCTAGGTCACTCGACTACTACATTGGTCGAACAGATGAAGACGAACCAAAAGTTCCTGTCCTAACAATGCGGCAGGCGAAGCGAGGATTATATATAAAGATAGTGCTTCAGTTAGTCAATTGGTTGACTTGCTTCTTCATTATCGCAGGCGTATTAAGGCATTGGGGATGACGAAAACTCTTATCATAGCAACTGGTCGATGTGGTTCTTCCGCATTAGCGAGAGCTATTGTAGAGGAATTTGACTATAATTTTTATGATGATTTTTATGATGAACCATTCAATCCCTACTTAAATACTACGAATGAAATAACAGGTATTCGTGAATTTGATGAAACTAAAGATAAGTTACATAATTTCACAGCACCGTGGAAAGATGTTCCACCAAACACGATATGGAAGTGTTTGCTCAGTCTGGATAATTATCCAGAAGAGTATAAAGATATCGCGGATTTTTTTCTTGACTTTTCAAAAAGTTTTGATAATGTAATTTTATTATCGAGACGAAATCATGGAGAAAGATTATATTCTCTATTACACGCCATTAAACATGATTCATGGCATGTAAAAGAAGAAAGACATAAATCAAAACATGTTATCTTGAATGAAGATGATTATCAAACAATTAATGATTTCGTTTATCAGATTGAAACAATAAAATTTTTGTCGAAAGCGATAGACAAGGAAATTTTTTACTATGAAGACCTGTTTACTGACTTGGAAACTTCAGAAAAAACTTGGAATAGAATTGTTGGAAGAGTTGATGATTATGAGTCAATATATCAAAAATGGTTAAATCCGATTTATAAAGATAGAATAGGTGTAAAGCCTGGATTCACTCACCCGATGAGATGGCGATTTCACTATTCGCTCACCCAATGAGAAAGAGGAGTAGACATGAAATATGTTAAGGTAGGAAAGTTAGACCATATTCCAGAGGAAAGGTCTTGGAAGTATGACACATTTGGTAATCGTATAGATAAGGAAACAGGAGAGTTCGTAGTATTGGTCGAGACCTACCAAGAGCCTTACAAAGAACCCCCGATGACACTTAAATTAATTGATAATGAATGGACACCCCATCAAATGGAGTTTGAGTTTGGATAAGTGGGATAAAGCACACATGAAAGTCGCAGAGGTATATGCGACACTCTCATCAGCACGGCGACTTCAAGTCGGTTGTGTTCTCGTAAAAAATAATCGAATTATTTCTATTGGGTATAATGGTATGCCTTCGGGTTGGACTAACGAATGTGAGACCGCCGATGAGTATGGATTTAGACCTGTAACCAAACCAGAGGTGCTTCATGCAGAAACGAATGCTATCGCAAAGGTCGCGCAATCTAACGAATCGGCGGAGGGGTCTACTGCATACACCACCTGTGCGCCCTGTCTCGATTGCGCCAAACTCATCTACCAATCAGGAATTACAAGACTCGTGTATGGACATGGATACAGAGACGAAAAAGGATTGACCTTTCTCAAACAGTGTGGTATAATGGTTGAACAGTTGGAGCTTTGAATGAACCCTTTTGATTATGTAACTTCGATAAACTACTCTAAGAAAGATGTGATGGAAGACGAGAAGACCTACAATGGGTTTATGGTCAATCGCAGTCTTTCCTACTTCTCTGACACCGTTGTTCTTGCAAATGAGATGAATCGGTATCATCACCTAGATAACCGTCTACAATATCAATTTCTTATAAATATGGTTAGGAAACGAAAACGTTTCTCCAAATGGGCAAAACCCGAAACACATAATGATGTTGATGTGGTGAAAGAGTATTATGGATATAGCAACGAGAAAGCACAACAAGTCCTGCCTCTCCTCTCACCTAGTCAACTGCAAAAATTAAAAGAAAAGGTGAGTAAAGGTGGAAGAAAGTAACTTGGTATCATGGAGTCCTGTGAACATGCTAGAGATTACTCTGGCAGAACCCGATGACTTCCTCAAAGTTCGTGAAACCCTGACACGCATCGGTGTCGCATCACGAAGAGACAAAAAATTATTTCAGTCATGTCATATCCTGCATAAACAAGGACGATACTATATCGTTCACTTCAAAGAGTTGTTTATGCTTGACGGTAAGAAAGCCAACCTAGAACAAACAGATGTAGAACGCCGTAACACGATTGCGACTCTGTTATCCGATTGGGGTCTGGTAGAGATTCAAAACAAAGATGCCGCACAAGACTGTGCGCCTCTCCGTCAAATCAAAATCATCGGTTATAAAGAGAAAGACCAGTGGGAACTTTGTCCGAAATACAACATTGGCAACAAATAGATTTTCAATCACACTCTGACGAGATTCGAAACAAACGACATTGGTGGACAACAGTAGATACCGAAGGGTATGACTGGAATCGACTATTGAATATGGTTGACACTCATCCCGAAGAACTGTATGATTGGAACAGAGACAAACAACGTCTTGGTATGAACTCGTTTCATAAACGACCTTCTGCACCAAAGTTTGCGAAGGGTGTGTTTGAGGATATGGAAAACTTCTTTGTATCCCAAGCACCCACGAAAGAGAAATACGAAAAGGGTGCGCCGCAAATTACCAACATCGCATTCTGTGGGTTCGGTCAATACTCTGGGTCATACCCTCGTCATGCTGACAACATGGATGTCTTTCTGATACAGGTTATCAACGACTGTAAGATTACAATCGGGTATGATGAGAAACCCACCGCGAAAGATGAGATTCGTGTCATGCAGCCAGGCGATGCAGTGTGGATACCAAGAGGAACTTGGCATCAACTGGAACCTAGAAAATCACGAGTCACTTTCTCATTTGGATTTGAGAGTGACCCCGACTGCGACCCATCTACCTTTATCTAGCTACCTTGACCGCGATACTTTTTATAAGAACGTCTTTTAGACTTATTCATTGAACTGAAGATTGGTTTACGACCAATGCTTGTGCCTTTGACCGTTGGTTCAATCCTCGTAACATTTTTTACCTTAGATGCCATTTTTTTTCTCTTAGGGGTTGACATTCAAAATCTATACATTATATATAGTAATGAGAATGCCGATAACGGGTTCTCCAAAACGTCTTGCTTAACAGGAGATAAAGAGACATGACTAATCTAGAAAAAACCCTATTCCCGAAGTCTGCCTTCATTGGATTTGATAGACTATTGGACGATATGCAGTTCGCTGCGTCACATGCAAACGACCACTATCCTCCACACAATATCATCAAAGAAAATGATAACGAATATCTGATTGAACTTGCCGTTGCAGGATTCACCAAAGATGATATCGAGATTTCACAAAAAGAACGGTCACTGAAGATTACAGGTAAATATACATCAAAGGGTCGTGAAGTTATCCACCGTGGTATCTCAACTCGTAACTTTGAACGTAGGTT